TGCAGTCATTACAAATTCATTTTTAGAAAGTCTAGCTGGCACATCATCAGCTCTTTCTTTTTTACCGATAGGCACAAACCCACCACCTCTTAAATCCATTTCTCTTCCACCTAAATTCATTAGGCCACCGTCTTTATATCCTCTCTCTTTTACCTTTTTCATTTCTTCAATATATTCATCACTTAATTTATCATACATTTTTTCAGGTAGTTCTGGATTTTTTTGACCACCAAAAAACATATCTTCTCCTAATTTTCTTAAATATTGAATTGGTAAATACACACTTCCATCTTTATCTGTAATTACATCACTTAAAGATAATATTCCTTCATTAATATCTTCTCCAACTTTTGATACTAGCTCTGGATCTCCTAATCCAAATATATCAGATTTAACTTTATCCTTATCTACTTCTTTTACAGTTTCTTTAATATCTTGAAATTCTATTTCATTGTCTTTATATTTTCTACTATAGTCTGTAACATCTTCTATATCAGGATTCATAATATTAAATTCTCTCATATTATCAATTTCTGTTACAACTGCTGGATTACCCATAGGTCCTAGATCACCACCATTAGCTAATCCTACTCTACCACCAGCTCTATATCCTGCTGCTGAAATTGCATCTAAAATTTCTTGTTCTGTAAAGCCATAAGCCTCCATAGATTGTCTAATAGCAAATGCTCTATTTGCATTATCAGAATCATCGCCCATACTTTCTTCATAATCAGCCATATCTCTTTCATAATCTTTCATGTCTCTTCTATTTTGAGCTATAGCTAAATCTGTTATACCTTGACCCACTGGTAACATTGCTGCTTTTAATCCTTCTTTACTAAATAAATTATTTCTTAAAGTTTCACCTGTTTCTGCTAAATAATTTGAAGTACCTTCTAATGCACCTAAACCACTTTTAGCAAATCCTGGTTCCATACCGGCTGCTTTTCCACTAAAATAATCTGCTGCGCTCGGTTGACTTACTACGCCTTTTGTTCCAAATTCATTTACAGGGTTTGCTGCGTTAGCTCCACTTCCCGGTGCAGACAATGCACCAATACCAGAAGCCATAGCTAATGATAATCCACTAAAGTCTCCTTCACTTCCTTCTTGAGCTAATTGAGATCCAAGGTTTAAACCACCAGATATTAATCCTCTAGATAACATACTATTACCAAATGCACCCATAATACCTGGAGCCATAAAAGGTGCGGCTGCAGCTAAAAACGGTAATGCAGGTTTGATTTCATTAGGTACTAGTTTATCTAGTGCTCTTGAAATAGGTCTAGTTATTCTTTTTAAAAATCCCATAGTTTTTCTTTATAATGCTTGTTGACTGCAAGTTCGCAAAGCTTGTAAATAGGCGAGTATATCACAATTTACAAGGTTTTTATTCATTCGTCAATCGCTGATATTTAAACCAGCACCTATATTTATCTCTTCTACAGTAACATTTACATCTCTTCGTATATGCTCTGCTTTTGTATCTGTATTAACATCTTGTACATCTGCTAAAGCCTCTGCATCAGACATGTATTCTTTACCTGTTTCTGTGTTAGTTAATGTTACTTCACATTTAGGTGTAATTATTGGTACCCTTTTACCATTAATTATTTCATATCTAACGGAAGCTTCTGTCTCTATAAACGGCATTATCTATCCTCTCTGTTGATTTCTAATATTGATGCTACAATATGCAATCTATTTGCATCTGCAGCGACTACTTCTAATGTTTCACTTTCTTGCATAATTAAAGGTTCGGTTAATAATTGCACCGTGGCATTACCTGCAACTGCAGCACTTTTAAATATAACAATTCCATTTCCTGCGGAAGGTGCCCCAGGAAATAAAGTGACTGTTATAGAACTCCCATTATTAGTGTCATCACAAACTAAAATAGATTTTATAATAGCTCTAGAGTTTGATGGTACACTATATAAAGTTGTAACTGTATTAGTTGTTAAATCTTTTTTTTCGTTTTTATATATATTTGCCATTAACCTAATCCTAACCAAGTATATCGTTCTTGATCCTCTTTTAATTGTGTTAAGTATGTAGAGTTTAACTGTTCAATAATATTAGTTAGCGCTCTGTTAATTTGTCTTTGGTTATCTTCTGTATATTCTTTTTTAGGTTCTGGTAATCTTACTGATATTTTTGTCATTAACCTCTCCTTCCATCTGGTTGTATATCAACTTGAAATGTACCAAATCTCCAAGACTCACCTACATTAATATTTTCTATTTTTATATTTGCATATCTACCTCTTGCTCTAGTGTCAACTTTTAAAGTTGATGAGTCAATTGTAAAGGGACTTAATGAAGTTTGAATATCATCTTGAGAAGGATAGTCTTTAATAGATAGAGTAATTTGGTTATTACCTGTTAATACTTTAAAGTTGGGTAAAAATCTTCTCATAGCTAAAAAAACTTCTGTTTGATCTGGTTGTAGAGAAAAACTAAATGATTGAATAAAAGAAGTTAAAGTAGTTACACTACCATCTGGATTAACTTGATCGGTTCCCGTTTCGTGTTCAAAAAATACACTTTGTCCTAAACCATCTTGACCTATAACTTCAGGAAAACTTCCATCATTGGAACTATTATATGCAGTAGCATAAGGTTTTGGATATACTAATGAATCAACCCAAGTAGTTCTAATAGAATTAGTATTGGTTCCTGTATACCAATTACCCATAGGTAATCGTGCATTATTTTGTCCATAATTATAAACTACATATCTATTATTAAAATCAGATCCTTGTGTTGGGTACCACCAAACAACTTCGGTAAACAAATTATTAATACCAGCATTTATTTGTTGTCCTTTAGTCGTGTCAATATCATCATAAATGTAGTCTTCAACACTACAAGGCAAAGTATTAACTGTACCGTCAAAAGAGAAAAAACCATTATTACCCATCCAATAAGCAACACCATCAATTTCAATTGCTGCATTTTTACCTATTAATCCACAGTTAGTACCAACCTGTTCAAAACCAAATGTAAAAGGTGCACCTACAAATTTCATTGTATACAGTGCGTTATCAGTCCAGATTAAAATATTTTCTTTTGCAACTAAAGCTCCCATGATTTTTGTACCATCTTGTATTCTTTGAGTACCTGCTGTGTTAGTTGCTTGAGGCGTGTAGCCATTAATATTTTCATCTTCGGAAAATCTTATAAACATATCATCTTGAGTGGATGCATTCCCAATTGTAGTTTCTGTACCTAAATGAATTAAGTGTCTAGTTGTTGGTGAAATTAAAGTTGTTCTTGTTGCTGTTGGATTATTTGTTGTAGAAAAACCAGATGTAGTTGTTGAAGCGCGTGTACTTAATCTTGCGGTAATATCAGAGTTCCATGTAAAAGTTTTACTATTTGCAATAGTCGCAACCAACACATCTCCAAAATTACTTAAAGACCAAAGTCCTGGTTCAAGAGTAATAGTTCCTGCATCTACTGCATCACCATAACCAGAAAAGTTTGAAGCATCTGTAACCAAGTCACCATTTGAATGAGCTTGACCATTTGAAGTTCCAGTAGTTGCGGTTCCAAAAGCTCCTCTAGTAATACCTGTTAAAGTATTTGTACCTTTACCAGTATAACTAATTAATTCATTTCCTACTAATATAGTTCCTGCTGTTGGAAACCCTGCATTTGATACAACATTAATTGTAGTTCCTGATCCACCTGTACCATTAGTGTCTGCTAGTAAGGCACCGTTTAAAGTTGTTAATTGTGCACCACCTACCGTTCCTCCATATTGACCAATACCATAACCATAACCGTAAGACTGTGCATTAGGACCAACTTTTTCATAAGGTATAACACTACAAGATCCGTTACCCGCTCCGTCTGCAGTTTCTGTTCCAGTTACAACTACAATTTTAGCAGAACTTACTTTTGTAACTTGAAATAGTTTATCTTCAAAAGCAGCGTTAGTTAAATTTACACCACTAGGTACATTTACACTATCTAATAAAATAATATCACCTGACTCTAAATCATGGTCAGCTGAAAAAGTTAATGTGACTTCTTGTGATCCACTTAAAGAAGACATTACAACACTTGATATTGCAGNTTTAATAGGCGTTATATCATGAAGTTGACCTTCAAAATATAAAAGTAAAAATTTATCAGTACCTATTGCAACNTATCTNTTTCCTTCTAGATCAACAAAAGCAAATTCTTTNCTTGCAACTCCCACTATAGATTCTGTAATTAAAGAAGACCACCCACCTACTTTTTCTGGAAGACCATATCTAAATCTAACATTATCACAATCAACCCATCTGTTTTCTGCACCAGACTCGGTATCCTGTTTGTCGATTCCAGGTAATACTTTAAAATCAATTAGAGCCATGATCCGTGCTCCTTATGCCGTGTTAGTTTTAAAAGCCCAACCTCTTGTTGAATCCACGTATACTAATGAGATAGCCTGACCTGCTGTGCTTAAAGTTAAATTAGATGTACCTGAATTAATGGGTTGACTATTTCTATTTATAGTCAAGTTGTTATTATTAAAAGTTCCTCTAGCATCAATAAATGTAACTTCTGATCCCACAGGTGGAGATGCAGGTAAAGTTACTGTGATTGGGTTAGCTGAAGTGTTTACTAAAATTTGATCACCATCAACTGCAGTATATGCAGTAATTGTTGAAGAGTTTAATGTAACATAACCTTTGTTTCTAAGTCCTAGATTTACATTGGTACCGTCTGAATATATTAGTGACGTTGATCCTACAGGTAATACAACCCCGGATCCTGAAACTGTTTTAATTGTTATTGTATATAAAGTAGAAGACCCTCTACTAGTTGCATCTTCAAATATAATAATTCTTTCAGCACCATCGGGTATAGTTACACTTCTATTTGCACCAAGAGTACCCGTTAGTTTTATATATAAATTTTTACCATTAGATGTTGCACCGTTAGATAAAGTTAAAGTTAAGTCACCACTTGCAAGTTGTGCTGAAGATAAATAACCTGTAGATAACTGTTCTAATATTTCTAAGTTTGTATTAGTAATTGTGCCCCATAGACCGGCTTTTTCTCCAGTTGCTACTAGTTCTAGTTTTGAATTTGTTGAGTAAGATGATGCCATAATTTATTAATAAGGGTCAATATTTGTCCAAGTCATATTCACACCTGGTATTATTTCATTCCAAGTAATAACCCCTGGTTCTCCTGTGTTTGCCGTTAATTGTGAACCTGTTGGATTCACAAGTGCTGTTCCTGTCACTGTAACACTTCCTGTTGATAAGGTCAATGCATTTCCAGTAACCGCTGCTGTTACATCTATTATTACTGAAGGACTTCCTACTCCAAGAGTTACTTGTGAGCCTGTTGGACTTACAAGTGCTGTTCCTGTAACAGTTACTGTCCCTGCTCCAAGACTTACTTGAGAACCACTAGGAAAAGCGTCAGCATTCGTAGTAGCTGTAGCAGTACCAACACTAATAGATAGTTGCATTACCGGTTACATTAACAATTACATTAGGGTTAAAGAACGATGNNGATATTGGAGCACCGGATAAAGTAGTTAGTCCGAGCATGNTCTACGCTCCGGGGTCAGTGATGTTATTGCCNTCNATCNNGNCCCATTCTTGAATTGCTTGGTAATCTGTGTTTGCTTCGTNTATAGGAATATGTTTNAATTTATCGTTTCCTAACTCTAATTGGATATGTGTTTTNTTAACACCTTCCATATCATATAAATATTTTGCACTAATAAAATTCATTATAATTCTGCCTCTGCTGTAAAATCTCTAACATACCAAGAAGTGTCATTTGAATCATAAAGTTGTGCATTAGATAAATTAGAATAATCCTGCGATACAGCACCACCACCTACTGAATAATTTAAAGTAGGTAATGCTCTCATTGTTGTGGGGTAAGGTATTCGAACAAAACCACCACCATCATAAGTTGCACTAAATTCTATGTTTTGATTATTTTCACCATCACCAAATGCCTTTAAAAAATATCTTTGACATCTTCTTAAATTCACATCAACAGGTAAAAATTCAAAGTCGCTGGCTACCGAACCTGCCTCAAGCTGAACTCCAGTTATGTACCATTCGTTAGCTGTGTTATCTGCAAGATTGACTTGACCTACTGCTCTGTTTGCATTTGTTGTTGAACCCCAAGATGTTTGTAAAGTTCCAGATGTATAAGTGCTTCCAGCGGCTAACCAAAATTGCAACATTAAACCAATACCATTATCATTAGCAAAAGCACCAGTGGTATCTCCAGCAAAAGTAATTGTTTTCTTTTCCCAAGTATTAGCAGATGAAATTGTGTAAGATTTGTTTATGTGTCTTGAATTTTGACTATCGAAAAGTTCACAAATATAAGTTCCTGTTTTATTTGATTTAACCCAAAATGAAACTGTTGTGCTTTCTGCAGATGAGGTTCCTTTTTTTAAATAAGTACAATTTTGGTCTTCTATTCTATGACTATAAAATACTCTATCTCCAGCAGCTAAAGAAGCATCTGCTGTTGTGCAATCTAATTTTAATGATGATGCAAAAACCTTGACCAGTTGGAACCTCTGTTGATTGTGTTTGTGTCCAAGTACCAGCAGTAACAATATCAGTTCTCCATCTATCAACAGTATAATATCCAGCGGCAGTCATACTTCCTATTGAAATTCTTCTTTGTGATATGCTCATATCACCATTAATTATTATATTCCTAAAATTAACGCCTCTTTGATCTGCGATTGCTGGGTTTCCTATTCTAGTTATCGCCATTATGCTCCTATCAACGCGTTAATTTCTGCGTCGTCCAATCCTAAATCTTTTAGCTTCTGTTTACCAGAGGCTTTTTTATCTATTGCTG